TGTGCAGCTGCTTCAGGAGTACCTTCCAACTTCATGTAAGGATTAGAAGGCTTGTCTTTCTTCTGCTCCATCTTTACTTCTGGATTCAATCCTAACTTCACTCTCTTCTTGGTCTTTCTGTCTGCAGCTGCCACAACATCTGTGTTAGGCTCAAACATGCCTGTACCTGCAGCCTCTCTTACTGGAGTCAAATCTTTAATTGCCCTAAGCGTCTCTTTTTTTCTACGAACAGAACCACTTCTTACTTTCTTTCTAATTCTTTTCTGAGTGGCTAATGATCTTTGAGCATGACCTCTTCTAATAACCGTATGCCTTGGAACCATTCTTGTTGTTCTTACTGAACGAGTTCTTCTTGCAGTGTTTGTGCTCATTGGTTGTGCATCACCTAACACCTTAGCAGATACTTGTTTTGATCTTTCTGATCTTGTTTGATACTCTAACAAATCAGCATCTTCTTCTAGTGCAGCACCTTTACTAATAAATGAGTTAACTCTAGCAAATCCTTGTTGGCTAGCATTGCCTGATCTTTCTTCGTTAAATGATTCAATTCCTCTGATGTATACTTCAATTATTGTCTCAAAGTCATGACCACTCTTAACAGATTTAAGGAACAAAGCATTTAGGTCTTGTTCTGTGACTTTTGATGGAAGATCACCAATTTTGCTTTTGGCATTCTTCTTTTTCATAATTGTCTTTGTTTCATCTGGTCCTGGTGCTTTATGAAGAATTGTATCAGGATGTGATTTAGTAAGACCAGCTCCTGGAACAACGTAAGCTGTCTCATTTACATCTTCACGAACTTTAGATAGTCTCATCAACTCTGCTTTTCGTGCTCTAGGTAACATCCTTTTAGCAAGTCTTTGCACAATCTTTTGGCGCTGCTTAACCTTCTTATCAATAACTTGTTTTGAAGCAGCTGTAAGTTTTGAGTACTGTTGACCTTTTTTACCTGCGACTCTCTTTCTAACAGCACGAATGGCAGCTTGAGCTGATCGCTTTCTAAGATTCTTTTCAGGAACCTTACGAGACTTATACAATCGTTTCATTCTTTTTAACTTAGGACGATTGCGGCGCATATGCAATTTCTTTTTAACTCTCATCGCAAGAGAGAGTGCTTCGTCTTGCTGTTCCATTTCTTCTTTCCTTGTTAGAGCATCTCTTAATTTTTCTTTATCAGGTTTAGGACCTGGGAAATGTTTATGTACTGCAGCTTGCTTATCACGATTGTATGGATCACTAAGAAATGCCTTTAGAGCTTTCTTCTGTGTTTCTCTTTTTGTTTCTTCATTGATGTGCTTCATAATCTCATGTGCATGAGGATGCAGAGCCTTTGGAAGACCTGCTTTGAATGACTTATGGTCGCCGGCTTTTGCATGAGCTCTCATCTTAGTACCTGACATACCTTCTGTGCCAGATGCTTTTGGGTCTCTCTTACCAGACGATTTCATTGTGATGGATTTAAAATTATAATAACCATGCGGTCCTTTTTTACCGTTGTTGGCTTTCAAGGACTTGCCCCAGCTTTCAGACTTATCAGACATAACTGTTAAATGTTTATGTCCTTCAGCATGAAGTCTTGCAGCGTGGTGAAATATACTAGGATGTTCTTTGGATGCAGCAGTAACTTTTACACCTTTAGGTGCAACCTTTTTAAGGTAACCCATCTTTTTATCTTGAGGAACTGGATTCTTTTTCTTGTCATGGCTATGAGAAGCAATAACTTCAGCATGCCCACCAACGCTTTTTGCGTGATCGTGGACTGCGTGAATCATTTTTTCGTGACCTGTGGTAGGTGGATTCATTCTACCAAAGGCTATTACTGCATGTGACATCCAGGTTTTCCTTAGACTTACTGGTTTAGAGTTATTTATAATCCCATTGATTTTAACTGAGCTTTTGTTTCCTCAAAAGTCTGACCGTAAATTGACCAACGAAACATTAATCTTTCATGTGTTCCATCCATTGTAACATAATGTGTCCAGTTTGTATTTAGCAGTGCAATTTGATAATAGTATCTCCAGTCCATATCTGTTTTGTAGTAATCAAAATGTTTTGATTCAACATCACCTTCAGTTAGATGGGCTTGGTTTTCATACGTAAATTCAATAGGCACAGGTGTTTCATCACCTGCCCACTCCTTACAAAGCAGAATATTAAGACTGCAAAGTGACCCCAACATTTTGTTTTTATAGTATGAATCAGGAAAGTTTTCAAACCTTTTTCCTGGTGGTTTATTTTCAAGTGATGCATACGCCTTTCCACCTGTCGCAACAGCACTATCGTAGTGAACAGGATATGCAAACCACGATTTGTTTCTAAAAAACCAAGCAGCACTATCTTTAAATGAAAATACTTCACATATTTCTTTAATATATGGATATAGATCAATTGTAAGATGAGGTTGTCTTACACCATCTTTTAAATTATTAATTTCCGGATAATACCAACCAGCCCTATGCCATCCATCACCTTCGTCTGGATTTTTCCAAGGCCATCCTCGAGAACCTTGATCAAGGTTTGAACCATGATCAACCAGCAGTTCTCTATATATGTTTGTAAGTTTCTTTTTATCAAAAGGATAGTCAAACGTAAACATTCTTTCGTCGTCTATTTGACCATCTAGATAATTTTGTATAGGTCTCTTACTAACAGTTGATACAGGAGCATCGCTTATGCTCCTTCTTGGTGTATTTGAGAACTTCTGCATACTGTGTTCTTTTAATGCTATACTTCCTCAGAAGCAAGGTGATACATTATGTACTTTCTTTTGTCACCAGCGGATGCTACAGCATTTTTATATGGAGTTTGTGCAGCATTTCGATCATCTACATTTGCATAAAAAACGTATGCATGGACAACACCATCTTCAAGAAACCATTCATTCGCTTTAGATTGCTTTGAAGCAACATTTTTAAAAGGACCGTCATCAGTTATATTCATCGCCGTCTTAAATTCTGCAACAGACGACCAAGTTCTACTTGGTTCGGAAGCAGAAACAAATTTTTTCTTATCCCGAATAGCCATTTATTTACCCTCCAGATCGATAGGCTGTTACAGCAGCCGCCCATTGATCCTCATTGCCAGCTTCTTCTGACAAAACATATGCAAGACGAACAGCGTCTCTACCAGCAACCGGATGCTGATAATCATCACTAGATTCAATTTGTTTCTCGGCCAGGCCAAGATAATTATTACGAACATCAGCGTGCATTGCGCTTACAGGAATACTCATATCATTCTCCTTGAGTTAAACTATGTATTCTATCTTATTTATACTAAGAAAAAGTTAAGGATGCCTTGAGACATCGTTGGATCTTTAGCAGATCCTTTTCCGGCAATAAGTTTAAATTCAAGACCCTCAGTTGAACCTACTTTAAAACTTACTACATTGTTTAAGAACTTATTCAGCTCTAAATTCATCTGATAATATTTCTTTCCGGCTAAAATCTTCTCAATTTGATCTACTGATCTTTTTTCATTCATAATTTTAGCTGCTATTTCTCTACCTAGAAATGCAGTAAGACTAAAGGGAAGATTAGCATCTATGTTATCTTTTGTCGGTGACGTAACTTTACCAACAGGCTTGGGATATTGACGAACTTTACCTACAACTCTTTGAGTTACTTGACCAATGTTTTCTGGTGTACTTTTATTGTTTTTAATATCATCTAATATGTCTTTTGGTTCAGGTACATCAACATCTAGAAATTTATTTAACCCAGCTTCATATACAAATGCTGGACCTTTCAAGCCTGGCTTCGAAGCCTTCAACTCACACAGTTCTTTATAATATGAATTTTGTAATCCGTCACAATATTTCATTCCAGTTTCCAAGACATTTCCAACAAATGAAGCTGCTGCTCCTTTTGCTGATTTAGATGAAATAGGGTACTGCTCACCAGTTTTTTTATTAACAATAACTGAATCAACTCCTTTAAAAGCTGGATCGTCTGGAAATAATACCATTAAGTCAGTTTTTTTATCTCCATTCCACGGTGGTGTGGAAACAAATAAGTCGACCCCTTTCATAGCTGCAATTGCTGGAATTACTTCACCAACATACTTTGCAATTTCTCTCATGTGTCCACGAGGAACATCATCACATCCAATAGATTTCAGGCCGCCAGCAAAATATTCTTCCATGCAATCAACTATTGATTTTGTTACATTTGGGTTGCCTTTAAGTCCTTCCATAACACTTTCAATTAACTTATCAGCTTTTGTAAAGCTATAACATCTCACATCTTCCTCACCAAACAACCAATCTTTTGTAACAACTTTTCCTTTTTTAACAAGAGTTACAGCTTGTAGTTTTAATGTCTCACCACCAGTAGCAGATTTCCAACTTAGTGAAGGTTTGAGTTTACCGGGTGTAACTGTTGATATAGCATCCAAAGTCTTTTTTTCCATATTGTAACCAATAATGTATCTTTTTGCATTACCATTTTTTCCTAAGGTTGCGACATAAGCACCTCTTCCTCTTCCTTGAATAGTGTTCTGTTTATCACCTGTTTTATATTCAGCTAATATTGCTTTATCATCAAAATATGGAAAATCCTTTGCTGAATAATGTTTAATTTCTTCGAATGTATAAACACCATCTGGTGCTTGAATAGTTCTTGGACCTCCAGTTTTCTTGTCGTTAAGAGCTCTTTCTCCAAAAACGCCACCTCCTGGTCCAGCCATCTGTAACTCCTATTTCCATTCTAGTTGTTCCTCCATAGCATACGTGGCACACTCAATCCATTCTCTATCACCTTCGCCTAAAATTGTCCACATCTTTTTGATCCAGGCCATTTGATCTTCGATTGTGTCTCTATATTTAGGGTCAAGATGGTCGCCCTTGATAAAATGGTTTTCAAGCACATTCATTTTATCAAAGACAACATCTCTTAACGTAACTTTTTCTTCTGTCACAGCCCTAATACCTTTCCTGGTGTATCCAAACCCTTACTTGGTTTGTAATGATTCCTAAAATAGTCAACAAGCTGTTCCATATAGAATGATACATCACCTTCTGTTTGATCAGCAGCATCCTCAAAGAAACTTATTAATGCTTTTGTAGTAATCCGATCGGGACCATCCATAGGTCCTGCACTATATGTTTTACCGGGTCTTTGATGCATGAATAGCCTCCAAGTTTAATTTTGCATCTTTAACAGTACGGCAATGAAAAGGATGATGATCCATATACTGTGCTGTATACTTTCTTTTGCCGTATTTTTTATCACCAGGATGAATTACAGCAAATCGTTCATCTTCCATCCTAGTGTTAATATCATAGCCTTCATGAAACATAAATCCTAACGGATGCCAAACTCTACACCATCTCATCATAATATCTCCATGTTGATTATGTTAGTGTCAACAAGCATACAAGCTAATCTTACTGCATTGTTTTTAGAATATTTTGAATTACCCGTCTCCTTATAGCTTTCGAGGAAGAAATGAACATATTGCTCGTGACAATTATTTTTTTTGCAAAATGCAAATCCATCCAAAAAATCTTGTGAATTAGGGTATAAATCCATCTCGTCAACCTTCTTATATTATAAATACATTTGTAGATATAGTCAACAACCTAACAGAGAATATTTATGATTTTTCAAAAATTCTCATTCTCCCCAAAAATTATAAAAAAGGCCCGGAAAATCCATTCCGGGCCTTTGCCGTTTATCAATGCTGGATTGGCTGAACCCCACAGATCCGAAGATAGCCCAATCATTTCCTGTTGTCGACTCTGACACTTGCCACTAGATACACCGCCCCCACGGTAATCTAACATACATTGATTACACTTATTTATATATATCCTAAACTGCAGTCAGGAAATATTTAGGTGTAATCCCATCAAATCCACCACCTAAATTAAGATGACGTGCTAGCCTATATGCATCATCTTTTCTGCTGAACTCTTTAATAACTTGCTCAGTTTTATTTTCAAATACTTGCCACTTCTTACTCTTTTTAACAGTATAGTTCTTCATACAAACTCCTTGAATGCATCTCGCATTCTACTATTTGTTTCTGTTTGATCAAAAACAGGTTCATCTAATAAATCATCTTGTGCTGATTGTTCGGTGTTATATAATGTCATCTTAGCTCTATCAACACCAACAACAAACCTTCTATTCATAGCTAAATCAGAATATCTATTCTTCAATTGCTTGATAAGTATCTGATTGAGGTCTTCTAGTTCTTCGGTGCTAATAAGTGCAAACATAAAGTCAGCAGTCGCCGGCAAACCAAAGCTCTCCGAGGTGTCTTCAAGCCCCAAGTCACTAGACGTGTAGCCCGATCTTGTGGTTTGTGTCGCAGAGACGACTGGCACGTCATATTCCACAGCGAGGCCTCGTAGCTCCTCTGCAATCGCCTTAATGTACGTATACGAATTGACTCCTGCTCCATATTTAATCCTTGCACTCATACAAATGTTCAAATAGTCAACGTATACAACATCAGGTACAAAATTACGTTTAATCTTTAACTCATTCAATAAGTATCTAAAATGGTTTGCTCCTGCACCTGTTGTAGGATACTCTTTTATGACAATCTTACCTTTATGGTTTTGTCTCATTCTATTGATCTTTTTATCATATACATCTTGAGGAAACATATGAACTTCATCAATAGTGACACCCATAAGGTTAGCATCAATACGTTCTGCAATCCTTTCTTCGGCCATCTCTAATGTTATATATAGAACATTTTTATTATCTCTAAGATTAGCAGCAGCACAATGACACATAAACATGCTTTTACCAACCCCAGTCCCAGCCAAGGCAATATTGAGTGTTTTCTTTGAGAGGCCTCCTTTTGTAATGTCATTAAGGAGGTCAATATCGAATCCGACTTTAACTTCTTTTTGATGGTAGAATTCCCATCGGTGTTCGGCATCATCTAAAAAGTCGTGACCAATGTGAGGATCAAAACTAACAGAAAGAGCATCACTAAGTATAGTTGGGAGTGCTCCCCGCCCCTTGTCACTCTTTCCATCAATAACACTAATCGATTCCATAATTGCATTATATATCGCCTTATCTTGACAGAACTTTTCTGTTTGATCTAATAGCCAGTCTAAGCTAGCATCAGAATTATTGTCACCACTAAAGCCCAAAAGCAAGCTGCTGACACTATCGTAATTGGTTTCGCTAAGTCCTTCCGAATCTTGGCTCGCAATACGTATTGCCTCAATCGATGGAGGTTTATTGTACTTTTCAAAATAACCTACAATTTCTTTAAATATAAATCGTTCACTATAATCATGGAAGTACTCAGCTTTTAGATATGGTATTACCTTTCGAACATAATCTTCATTCTGAATCAGGTTGTTCAGTATCGTCTGTTCGATCATCAACTACTCCATAACTGAATTTATCATTTACATGCTTTTCAATGATCATCATAACTTTATCATTAAAATATTTTTCTGGCTCTTTCAATATTGCTTTAGGATATACTTTCTGGCCTTGATCTGTTTCTACACGATTTGCGGAAGCATTCCAAACACCAGAACTAACAGCAAGCTCAACCATACCGTAATAACGGTCCAGGCCAGTATCATAGTTAAGTAAGCATTCAACTTCTTTATTCTCCTTACTAAGGCGTGACTTAAACATTTTCACTTTGATAATATTACCAACAACATCCTTACCATCTCTTTCTTTCTTTTTAGATAGATAAGCAATAGTAGATGCTGCATACTTCAAGCCACTACCTCCGCCCATTTCTTTCATTGGAATATAACTACCAATAACTTCATAGACATGGTTAGTAACAATCATGGGCACTTGAACTTTTGCTAGTTTAAGAGTTAGCACTCTGAATGTCCCACGAACTAATTGAGACTTAGTCATGTCTCTGACATCTTTACCTTCTGCACTATCAGCTAGTTCTTTTTCAGTTGATAGAATACCTAATGAGTCTAGTACCATTAGCATAGGTGGACGTTTATTCTCTGGTGTCTTTTCGTATTGTTCCAGAGTCTTTAAAGCATGAGCTCTAAACTTCTGAATAGAATCAGGTTCTGCAAGAACAACACGTTGAGTATCAATACCTCTACTCTCCATCATTCCTTTCGTAACTGCTGCTTCGGTGTCGTAGTAAATAACCCCTCCGGTTGGATTATCGGCCAGAAAACGCATAACAACTCCAAGGGCAAAAAACGTTTTCCCTGTTGTCGTTTCGCCGGCAAACGCCGTAATCTTATTATTTGGGATACCTCCATATAGGCTACCAGACAACACAGCATTAAGAACGTAAGACCCAGTATCAACAGTTCCTGTATATTCTGCAGAGCCAAGACCATCTGCTGCGATAGATGTATCTTCATCTTTAATATCCTCTGCTAAGTTACGAAAGAAATCGCTCATACTTTACTCCTAATTAATATTTAATATGTCTTTGGATTTTAATTCAACTGAACCCTTACGACTATAATACCTCTTTCTGCGCTTTGCAGTCAACATTAAACCTTGGTTTGCTGCAATTAAAAGTAAAATAGCCAAAGGATCAAATACCCAAATGATGACAATAATAACCCATCGGACAGCAGTTTCCAAAACATCTCGGTCTGCTTTCTCTTGGTAAAATAATTCTGCAATATACCTAATAGGCCCAACATCAGCTTCTAGCTTTAGTTGTTCTTTTCTAAGGCCTGCTGCTTCATCATTAAGAGTTGCGATGCGACTTGATGCCTTATCGATAATTCCATTAAGGTCGGACCTTTCTCCTCGCTGAGATTGTCTTGTTGCAATGGAGCCATCGGGTCCACGAATGCGGTCGAACTCGATAAGAGTCTCGACCTGAGTATCGAGCTGTTTGATAACGTTTTCTGCATCTTTAATTATCCTTTGTTCATTCTTAATTTTGTTTTCAATCAAGGTGATCTGTAAACTATTATCACCTCCTTGCAAGGTTTGGTCAATATGGGCTTTGGATAAAAATCCAAAGATACCTAAACTTGTAACAAACATTAAGACAACTACAGCAAATACAAGATATGATTTGAGTAGCTTTGGTGTTTCTTTCCAGTTTTGATACAACCACGAAACAGTTACAAGTTTACCTATCTCTAAAACTGTACCCATGATTGCAATAGGAATAGCTGCAGCTGCAAAGATAGCAATCAGCCCAACAATAGAATACCAGGCTGCAACAGCTGAAATAGCTATAGCAATTATTAACGCAAGATAGTTTATCAACCGTTATAAACTTCCGTTAACTTGTCTCTAAATTCTTCAACTTTCTCGAGCCTGTTAGGCCAATAGATATATTCCTTTTCTGGATTCTTTTGTAAATTATTCAAAAGAGGAATAATCATATTGTATAGAGAATCAATCTTATCAGCAGTTGCTTTTGATACTGCTGATACCTTTTCAACTTCTTGTACCTTCTCTTGTACAGCTTCTAATTCCTCAGCATCCATTGCTGTGAATCCAAAATCAAAATCTCCTGCCATTAGAAAAAGTCCTCCAACGTTGCTTGTCCTCGTTCCAATCTCCATTGTATAGTCTCAGCTATATTCTTCATTGGCTCCAGGAAGCTCTTTTCAAATTGCTTCTCGTAGTCAATATACTGTGCAATGTTAAATTGTTTAGGTAGTGCACTATTGATTGCAAGTACATTTTCTCTAGCCGGATTAGGCAATTTCAAATAACAAAACTTAATCTTATCGCCTTCATAGATTGGATTGTATTGTTGTTCGATGTCATGTTCCTTCAACATATTGTTAAAGACCAGTGCACCACGAACATGAATCGGTGTTCCCTTGTTATAGATTGTTACTTCGTTCTTATATTTATCTAAACCTTTAACTCCTCGAGGAAATGCAACATCTTCAAACGATAATGTTTTAAACTTATTCTTAAAGTTAGCAACGAACTCCATTAAAGCCTTCTCATCTTTTTCAAAGATTAGCTTGATAGCGGCCTTCATGTTATCTCTACAAATCAAAGGAACAGATGAACGCTGAGTCTCGAGACCCATAACCTTCATTATGGGTTCTTTATATCTTACACCTTCCATATCATACACATGAAGTGCATATCGCTTCTTAGCAGTCCATATACCTTTATCAGCTATAGCTTCTCGTTTCATGAACATTTTCTGTTCGTATGCGTTAACATGCTTAGCGAGCTTTGTAAAAGTTTTATCGATGAAAGGTTCAAATACTTTTCCAGCAACCAGATCCATCCATCGCAGAATATCATCTCGTTTTGCTTCTTTATTCTCAAATGTCTTTTCAACCAACCTATCAAGAGTGATATACATTGAATCCGTATCACAAGCAATAACGTAATCAACGTCGTTAGTGTCCAGCGTTTTGTTAAGATATTCATTGATATGTTTCTCCATCCATCTAATCGAAAGCTGACCAGATAATGTAATTGACTCTGCATATCTAATATCAAACCATCTGAAGAATTCATTACCAAGTGCACCATAAGCACTGTTCAATTGAATCTTCTTAGCCATCTGCATGTTATCTGCTTTAGCAATATCAGCAGACAAATCCTTACCTGTGTCTTCTTGCTCCTGTTTTAACTCATTCATCCTGTTCTTAAACACAACCCGATCGTTGTACATCTTTTCCATCAACGATGCCATGAAACTTCTGAAGTCTCTTGTATACAGCTCACCAGCACCGGTGCATGTCAAGTTGTGATCTTTTAGATATTGCCTTAGTTCAGGCTTCTCATCAAGCACACCATCCATTATATGATCAACATGGAGATTTGCTTTAGGAAGTAATAATTGTTTTGGAAAGCTACCAACGTGTGTTTCAGGTCCAATGTTATACTGCATGATCAAATGAGGATACAGACTATTCAAGTCGAAAGACATCACCCAGTTATGCAGTCCAGTTTGAGGTTCCTTAACATAAGCACCTTCAACCTGACGTTCTTTTTCACGAATGTTCAAAGGAGGGATAGCTATTTGTCTAGCATGCAAATAGTTATGAACTAAGATGTCCCACATACGAACAGAGGTAAATGCATCAACAGCATTAACTTTGCCATCGTAAGCAATAGCAAAGATCAGATCAATTAGACCTAGCTTCTTATCTAACTTGTCAACCAGCTCAACGTCTCTAATATTATATTCAATGAACTTTTGATAGTCATTCTTATACAACGACAACAGACCATCATACTCACTGTAGTCTAGTTTCTTCTCACCAAGCTCAACAGCACTGATGTTATCAAGACTATAGCTTTCTTGCTGTGTGTATGTGAACTTTCTATACAAAGTAATATAGTCAAGACAATTGACCCCAATGATATCTGGACGTTCAACCTGCAGAGGTTTCTCACCCCATTGCCTCATGTTAAACTTACGAGCGCCAATCAAACCAAAAGGACTAAGTTGTGTTGCTTTATGTGCACCAACAATTTTAGCAGTTCGATAAACAATATATGGAATATCAAAATGTTCTATGTTCCAACCAGTAACAACATCAGGATCAATTGCAGCCCACGAGTCAACGAATCTTGAAAGCAGATCCTCTTCGTCTCTACATTTGTGATACTCTACGTTGTATTCAACATTAGGTTCATAATCACCACAACCAAAAACAATGATCCTATCACCATATTTCATAGTGATAGCAGTTACTGGTTTTGCATGATCATCAGGCGAAGGAAAACCTTCATCAGCTGCAACCTCAATATCAATGTTGATGACTTTAATTAAACTCATATCATAGTCAACAACACCAGGATATTCATCATTCAGATATACAAACTGAAAGTTAGGTGATCCATAGATTTTATGATTAGAGATATCTTTATGTTCCCAGATATACTTTCTTTGTGCACCCATATCTGGAAACTCAATACGTTGCAGTACCTTACCATCGATGGAATGGAAGCCAGAAGGTCTAGCTGGATTCTCAACGAACATATAAGGTTCGTAATGGTGTTGGTCCATAAACCGCTTACCATCATCGTAACCAATATGGAAAAGTGAATTACGGACTTCTCGACCAACTCCTTGCGAGAAGCCATACTTCTTTAGATTACTATCCAAAGAGGGGAGCCGGTACTCCCAACAACCGGTGTAAAATCTCATACTATATTTATACTACCAAAAGAGTTATACGTCAACTCTTATTGTTGATGGATCAAGTTGATTAAGTGTTTGCAAATTTGCAAACCTATCATACACTAACAACACAGATTCTGATATTGATAATGTTCTACCATTGCTATCAATTTGCTCAGTAGCAGCAACGTGCTCTGTACCTGTAGCACTAATTAGAGGCCTTGCAAAATACGTTGTATACGTATCTATTGGTACTGATCCTACTGGCTCAATTGGATTAACCAATTTCTCTCATCCTTTGGACAAGTCGACTTGCTCTGTTGTTAACTTGTTGATACCATCTGCTATCAACCATTTCATCAGCAGCTGCATTCCAATCACGAT